GTAAGATTCAAGCAGTCGTAAATCTTGATGCTTTAAATGGTATTGACGTAACAGGCAATATAACTGTATCTGGTAACGTAGATGGTCGTGACGTAGCTGCTGACGGTACTAAGTTAGATGGTATTGCTTCTAGCTCTACAGCTAACCCTAATGCTATAGACAATGTTGTAGAAGATACTACACCACAACTTGGTGGAAGTCTAGATGTTCAAACATTTAGTATTCTTACAAGCACAAGTAATGGAAATGTAAAACTTTTACCTAATGGAACGGGGGTTGTTGAAGTTCGTTCATCTGGTGCAGTTGATGGTACTTTGCAATTAAACTGCTCTGCTAATAGTCATGGTATAAAACTAAAATCACCACCTCATAGTGCTGGTCAAAGTTATACACTTACATTTCCTAGTAGCCTTACAAACAACGGAGTTTTAACAACAAACTCTAGCGGTACATTAAGTGCTGGTTTACTTGGTACAGCTAATATTGCTGGCGATGCAGTTGATGGTACAAAGATTGCAGATGATAGTATAGATTCTGAACATTACGTTGATGGTTCGATAGATACTGCTCATATAGCAAATGACGCAGTGACTGCTGACAAGCTCGCTAACACGTCTGTAAGTGCTGGTAGCTATGGTTCAGCCACAGCCATTCCAGCAATTACTGTAGACGCTCAGGGACGTATTACAGCAGCAAGTACAAACTCTGTTAACACAACTACAAACCTAACTACTTCTACGGCAACAGGTTCTGTTACTGTAAACAGTAGTACAGGAACCAATGCAACCATAAGTGAAGCTACAAGCTCTGCTGCTGGTGTCATGTCTACAGCACATCACGACAAACTTGATGGAATTGAAACTGGAGCAACTGCCGACCAGTCAGCTAGTGAGATACTTACAGCTATTAAAACTGTAGATGGTTCTGGTTCTGGACTTGATGCTGATACCTTAGATGGTATAAATTCTGGTAGTTTCTTAAGATCAGATACTACCGATAGTTTTACAGCTTTAACTTGTGCAACTACGGGTACTGATGATTTAATTAACTTTACTGGAGCCGATGGTAGTGACGGTAGAGGTATTGCATTTAACGACAGAACAGCATTATCAGCAGATGCGAGTGATGGTTATTTAAGACTTAATCACGGATCTGAATTTACTAATGGTGTTTATACGCCGGGCGATTTAAGAGTTAATGGTGCAATTAAAGGTTTTGGTGGAACAACTATTGTAAATAGCTCTGGACAACTTTTATCAGCAAGACTATCAGGTGCTTTACCAGCTCTTGATGGATCAGCATTAACAGGTATCGCTGCTGCACAAGGTGGTGGAAGTGATAAAATATTCTGGGAAAACGGAACAAACGTAACAACAGACTACACTATAACTAACGGGTACAACGCAATGAGTGCAGGCCCTATAACTATAAATTCTGGCGTAACTGTCACAGTCGGAGCCGGTGAAACATGGACAGTAGTATAAAATTATGAGCATATTAAAAGTAAATAAAATTATCCCAACTGCCGGTGTTCCTACCGGTGGTGGTGGGGGTATAATTCAAGTTGTACAAACACTTAAAACTAATGTTTTTAGCAGTGCAAATACCTCTTTTACTGATATATCTGGGATGGCTGTAACAATTACTCCGACTTCTAATACAAGTAAGATTTTGATAAGTGTTACTATGAATTATGGAGGACAAAATAATATGTACGGAGGAATTAATTTATTAAGAGGATCAACGATAGTGGCTATAGGTGATGATCAAAGTAACAATAACACAGAATGTACTTTTGGTATTGGTGGTGATGATAACAACTTTAGGTATAAACTAGCTAGTTCAGCTTATACATTTCTTGATTCGCCAGCTACAACATCTGCAACTACATACAAGTTACAAGTAAAAGCACAATCTAGTAGTCAAAGAGTAACGATTAATGTTCCACTAGAAGGTGGTTATGAAACTGATACTGGGACTTACGTTATGAGAGGTACATCTACAATTACAGCAATGGAGGTTTCAGCATGAGTACATTAAAAGTAAACGAAGTTCAAAATACTTCAGGAACAAAAATCTTAACTCAAGGTGTTGCTAGAACTGTTGAATCAGGAGCCTTATCTGGTGCTACAAATTACGATTTCACATTACCTGCTAATTGTTTTAGAGTTGATTTTGTAGGACATAATATATCCACAAGTGGTTCTGGTACACCTGCTTTCAGATTAGGAACTTCCGCAGGGATTCTTGATAATAGTGATTATAACTGGACAGAAGATGGAACATCTGATGAGTATGAGTCAGGTCAAAATCAAATTGACTGTTGGGACACAAACTTAAATGCTGGTAGTGATACTGGAGAAATCTATATGTCATTTCTTGCATCTTCAGCTACGAATATGTGGATATTTAAAGGAATAGCAAACAGACGTACACAGTCTGCAAATATGTCAGTAATAGGTGTTCCCGATTTAAGTGGTAATGCTTTGACAACAATAAGATTTTTTCCTTTCGGTACAGCATTTGATACTGGTCGATTTAGTTTTACCGCATATCATACAATATAATGAAAACATTAACTTACAACCCTGACTCACAAGAATGGATAGAGTCAGATGATGGGAAAGACCCAGAAGTACCTTCTAATGATTGGTATATGAAAGTTTTAAGAAAGCAAAGAAATTCTCTTTTAGCTGAAACAGATTGGATGGCTAACTCTGACGTTACCATGACAGATGCTTGGAAAACCTACAGACAAGCGTTGAGAGATCTACCAGCTAATACAAAAGATCCAGCAAACCCTATATACCCAACAAAACCATGAGCCAACTAAAAGTAAATTCAATTATTCCCGCTGGAGGCTTACCAACTGGTTCTAATGGTGGAATTATTCAAGTCGTACAGACATTTAAAAATGACACGACCTCTGTAAACAATAACAGTCAAACCTCGTTTGTTGATATGTCTGGAATGTCTGTAACAATTACTCCTTCAAGTAGTGCAAATAAGGTTCTTATATACTTTACTTGTAATGTATCTGCTGAATCTACAGATAGAAATAACTCAATTAGATTACTTAGAGGGTCACAAGTAATAGGTGTTGGAACTGGAGGTTCAACTGTCAATTGTTGTGTTTATGTAAGAACTAAAGATAACGACTATTTAGAAAATAAAAGTTATATGTTTTTAGACGAACCAGCTACTACTTCAGCAACTACTTATAAATTACAATGGTGTGCTGAAGGTTCTGGTGGTAGTGCTAAAGTATGGTATCTAAATAGAAGAGCAGTTGGTAACTATAATAATACTGGTTCACAAATTACAGCGATGGAGATTTCAACTTAAATTATGGCATTAGATCACGAAGCAATCTACTCTGCATATGCAGGCGTAGTAACATCAGTAGACGACTCCGCTGGAGCGTTTGACAAAGACGGAAACCAAGTAGCACTTGATTCCACAAAAATAGCAGCAGCTCGTAAATCAATAAACGATGCTTTAGCAGCTACAAAATATCAAAGAGATAGAGCAGAAGAATACCCAACTTGGGAAGATCAACTCGACAAAATATATCACTCAGGTATAGACGCTTGGAAGGCAGACATTAAGGCTATAAAGGACAAGTATCCTAAGCCATAGTGGACTTGCCCACCATAGTACTGCCTAACACAGTGCAGATAAAAACCCCGTCAATACCTCTCCCTACAGGAAATGTTCCCTCATATCAACCTTTGGTCGTACCTCCGAGCGAT